CTCTGCCTTCACCCAAACTGGTTTTTCGTCAACGGTGGAAACGGTGTATGTCTCGTAGTAGTGGACCCAGTGCTCTGGCTCGTTCCTGAATCGAAACGGCAGAGGACCCATCGATGTCATCTCTCTTATAGACTTCTCGATGTCCTTTTGTTCATCTACACACACTCCATACAATTCCTCTACCAAATATCTGGTCGCCATGCCAGGTTCTCTATATGTTAATTCCGCTTTCATGCTAGTCCGCATCTTTTCTCGCGTGTATTGGTCATAGGAATTGATTATGCTGTCTCGCACCTTAACGCCCTCTGTCAACTCGAGGATCTTGTGGCCCAACAAGCCCAAAATTGGACAACCCGCATACTGATAGGCTAGGGAATATCCTTTGGCTCTGAGCAACTCCTTGAGTACTGGGACTTTCGCGTTGACGTATTTTTTGTTGGTCCAACCAAACCGGCAAACTTGTTCTCTGATATCTGTCACCACCACCTTGTCTTCTATGTGATATACTTGGCCGCAAAAGCTGGCCCTTTCGAGGTGTGGTGTGACACCAATCTTTATAATCATGCCCAACTGTGTGAACTTTTCTTCCAATTTCTTGGCGAATCCTATTATATTACAGTCGCACCTAAAGATTCCGTCGTCTCCTTCAACAAATCCCCTTATTTGCCTATCACTGAGACCTAACTCAGAACAAACAAAGAGGAAAAGCATCAGATTCGTGAATCCGTTAGATGTGGAGGTGTCCATCTCACCGGACATCCTCCTCGATTTGATCACACAATCGAACAATTTAAATATTACGTTGTTGTTGCCCATTTTGATTTCCGCCATCAATCCAGCTAGTTTTGCAGCATCTCCACCAATCTTGGAGGTCATATGAATGTAAAGTTGGTTTTCACAACACTCCATCAATATGGCTTTGAATGCCGACTCAAATGCGGTGTAGTCGGTAAAGATGTACTCAGAACCTGGTTTATACAATTTCGCGTAAATGACCTCGGGCCTATCTACGACGGGAATTTTCTTGATGAACCAATCCTGGGCGAACAACTTATCCGAAACACTCTGGACGAGGGGACCAAATGTTATTTTTGCAGCATCTGATCTGCTATATATTCCTCTAGGAAACTTATACTCTGGTATCGTTTCGTCTTTCAGAAAGGCCTTGACCTTCCTTAGGAGTCGCCTAGAGGGCTTACCGTCAGTCTCTAAAAATACTTTTCTCAACTCTTCTTTTCTGGCGGCACTGTAATCTGTGCGTTCGAGCCACTCTTCAAACGTGAGCAGTTCGTCCTTTGTTAGGGGCTTCAAATTTCTTCTCAGCCATAATGTTACAAATCTTTTAAATTTTCTTAATAATTTTCTATTTGGTTTGGGCGTCTCACCGGCTACTCTAGCTCCGGTGGCGCATATACTAGATAAAAGATGTCCCTGCGCCGGGGTGGGCGGCCTTGCTCCTAGGTACGTTATCGGAAGCGTTCGAGATATAGGAGATGATGTTTGTAGCTCAGGCCTAATATGTACAATCCTGAACTCACCTTTTCTCTTAAACAAAATTTCTCGAAGCCTCTGGTCGACTTGGTATCCGTAAGCAAAGCGCAACGGGTCGGAACATCTTAAAAATCCGCAATTGCGGTTCTTGCGTCCAACAATGACAACCCCACCATAAACGACAGGGTGTCGCGAAGTACGGCCTTGTTGTTCTCGTACAGCACTTGAAGGTGCGCACTGACACAAGAATCTTCAGCCGCCATCCGCACGAAGCGATCAACTGTGGTTGCATTGTTGAGCTTCGGTGGAAGCAATGCTCGCCTCGAGTACAGCTCATTAAGTAGGTACTGCGAGACAAGGAGTGGAGCGAAAACATAGCCATAATCCGGGCTCTCCACAATCTTCAATCTTCTAAAGAAGGCCAGTTCTCGGACGTCGTCAACCGAACGCTTAGGCTGGTACCACTTGGGTTTAACCGAGCCTAATTTTTGGTTGTAGTCGACTGGGAAGCAAGCATGCCCCCCGTCCCGATAATTAACCCTCATTAGAGGTTGGTAAACATGGATGACGCTATCACGCGTTGGTTCATCCAAATCTCGCCACGGTCGGATACCCGTGGTCTCAAATCCACCATAGAGGACAGCAACAAGCTCAACACTGTCGATCTCTTCAAATTCGTCCCACATTCCAAAATAATTGAGCACATTTGGAATTGGAACCTCGAATCTGTAGGACCCTGTGTTGACGTACTCGCCGTCGGCCTGCTTGGTATACTTTAGGGGTACTTCTAGTACGGGCCCTGGCCTAAGCACCCTAAGATGCATAGGCACAAAAGTTTCCCACAGACTTCTCGGAAGAGTGTCGAGCTTTACGACAGTCGTGAAATTGGCTAAGGGGCTAGTGTTTCTTAGTAATCCAAAATTGAAACCTCTGCCTCCGCCGCCTCCACCGACACCATCGTCGCCACCGCCGTCAAATTTGACCACCGCCAGTTCATCGAAGAAAGGATTGCTTTTGTCGAGAACTCGTTTCTCCGCTTGCAATTCAGAATTTGCTCGAATTGTTTGCAGAGCTCCTTGCAGCACCACCTGGGAATGTTCGACTCCCGCTAATTGCATCACGGTGTCATACATTTGCTTCTCCATTAGGTCCTTTGTCTCTCTCAACTGCTTCTTCAAGGCGTCATTTTCACCGAGCACCTTCTGAAGGTCTGCCGCGGCTGCTGAATTCACCTCATCCTTCTTACGGTTGGATCTGGTAGTGGTCGTTGTGGTTGATGAAGCATTCGTCGCCTGTTTCGTTGGCTTTTTGTTTGCTCGATCGATGGGCTTGACTGGGTCCTTTCCTTGGTTTTTACACACCTTCCGGAAATGACCTTGGCCACCACATATACCACATTTTTTGCCTTCGGCCGGACAAGGGTGTTCGGGATGATCATAACCACAGTTCTCGCAAGGACCTGGGTTTAGCTCAATCCCGACCAAATACGTACCACCCCCAAAGTAAACCATCCTAGCTGAGATAGCCCCAAAACTAAGAGGAATAATCCTCTTAATTGACGCGAGCGTCGGCTAAGGAAGGTCTCAGGAATCAGTAGGGCGCACGCCGCAAGTCCGAGAAGACAGATTCCCCTGGTACCAGCATAAAAAGGCTGTCCG